TATTGATTATGATTTGCAATTCGATAAAGCTTTTCTGCAACCCATTAAAAATATTTTAGATGTGATTGGATGGAAAACAGAAGAGCAGGGTAGTTTAGAAGATTTTTTTGGGCCTGTTAATTAGGAGATTTATTATGGCAACAAAGGATATTATTAAACATTTAATTAAGGTGACTGAAAATGATTTTGCAAGCGTTGTATCCGCTGGTATTGTTGGGGATTGTTCTACTTTTGTTGATACTGGATCGTATTCTTTAAACGCGTTATTGTCTGGTTCTCTATATGGTGGAGTGCCATCAAATAAGATAACGTGTTTAGCTGGTTCAGAGGCAGTTGGTAAAACATTCTTTGCATTAAGTATAGCTAAGAGTTATTTGGAAAAAGATAAGAGTAATATTATTCTCTACTTTGAGAGTGAAGGTGCATTGACATCTGATATGATTAAAGAGAGAGGTTTAGATCCTGATAGATTTATTGTATTACCAGTAGCAACAGTAGAAGAATTTAAGACACAAGCAATCAAGATAATTGATAATATGGATAAAAGTTATCAAGTTATGATCTTTCTTGATTCACTTGGTAATTTATCTACACGAAAAGAGATGGAAGATTCTGCAAGTGGTTCTGATAAAAGAGATATGACAAGAGCTCCAGCTGTTCGTTCAGCATTCAGAACTCTTGCATTGAAACTTGCGAAGGCAAATGTTCCTCTGATTATTACAAACCACACCTATGATAAAGTGGGAAGTTTGTTTCCAACGAAAGAAATTTCTGGTGGTGGTGGAATTAAGTATGCAGCTTCTGTGATTGTGACTCTTGGTAAACGAAAAGTTAAAGATGGAACTGAGGTATTGGGGAACATTATCAAGATGAAATTGGTGAAAGGGAGAATGACTAAAGAAGAATCTGTTACAGAAACTATGTTAGATTATAGAAAGGGCTTAGATAAGTATTATGGTTTAGTTGCACTTGCTGAGAAGTATGATATATTCAAGAAAGTATCAACCAGATATGAGACACCAGTTGGCAAGGCATTTGAGAAAACTATCGTGAATGATCCTGAGAAGTATTTTACTAAAGATGTTATGAAGAAATTGGAGAATGCAGCTAAGAAAGAATTTTCATATGGTTTGGGTGAATGATTACATTTCCAAAACAGAAAACAGTAGAAACGAATAGAACTTTTCGTGCTTGGAAAACATATCATGGAATGTATTTACATTTTACTGGTTCGTATGACTACTTTAAGTATTTTGGTAATGCGCCATGGGGTACAATTGCATCTATGGAAAAGTACTTTGCCAAGTTTGAACATCAAACTGGTTTCTCTTGGCAACGAGGGTTCTTTACATCTCTTGGAAAGAAGATGACTAAAGAACATGATTTGATATATTATTATTTGTCACAGTTGACTAGAGGTAAAAATTATCCATCAGAATTTCTTGATGATTATTATGATGAATATAGAATTAAGATGGAAAGTTTTACACTTCATCTTCAACGAAATATGAAAGTGATTGTTGAGTATATGAAGGAGTATGATTTAAAGTTTAATGAGTTGTTTGAGTGTGATGGAATTAATCATCCTCCAATATTAAAGCTTCTATTAGGAGAAGATATTTCTTTAGAAACTTTTACAGTCTTAGATATTATTTTAGGTTTTACAAATATAGTAGATAAGAAATTGATTGATCCTATATGGAGAGATCAAAAAACTTTGTGTTATAATTATAAACCGTTTTTAGAAGTTAATGTAGATGAGAAACGTAGACTGATAAGGAAGGTGTTAAATGAAAATTGATTTTGATACTGGTAGAGTAATTTATAATAATGAGATGGATGAATTAAAAGAATCTCTGGAGAAGTTAAAAATTAAAGAGAATCTTGGTATTGAAACATCTGCTGAAGAACCAGTATTTTCAAAGACAAGACATTATGGATTACCATATGGTAGAGTGAAATATTTGTTTTATTGTTTTTTGTTAATGATGGATGGTTTAATTGGTATAATTTCACTTGGTCAGACACAGAGTATTTTAGCTCAGAAATATTTGTTATCGAAATGGATATTGTGTGAAGGAGAAGAACATGGAAATAGATAGAGGAGCCATTGGTTTTAATTCAAGTCCCTTGTATAGATTTATATTGCAGGAAGGTAAGTTCAAAGGTGTGGAGTTTTATTTTAAGAATGTGGAATTAGATCATAAGAATACACCAGGTGTATTTGATATATCATTTGAGTATGAAATAATTGGTGGAAATTATAGAGCTGATGGTTGGAAAGGAGATATGGAACATATGAATCGTGCTGTAAATGAAAAGAATAAAGATCAGTTTCAAGTAGAGATAGGTAAGATACTTAAAAATCTATTAATTCTTAATGACCCTAGAGTAATATTACACAAGGGAAGGGGTCTATGAGAACAGAGCAGTTAATACTAGAAAATTTAATATTTAATAATGAGTATGCAAGTTTGGTTGGTGTGTTTTTAAAACCAGAATATTTTCGAGCTCATCCAGAGAAGATTATATTCACAGAGATACAGAATCATATTCAAGAATATAATAAGCCTCCAACAGTTTCATCACTTGAAAATATGATTACAAGTAGAGATGATTTGAATGAAGCAACATTCAAGAATTGTATGGAAGTATTGACAACATATAAAATAAAAACAGATGATTATGAATGGTTAGTAGATGAAACAGAGAAGTGGGCAAAAGACCAAGCTGTTTATAATGGTATTGTAGATTCAATTGCAATCTTGGAAGGTAAAGATACTAATAAACCTAAAGATGCTATACCAGATATGTTGACAGATGCACTTGCAGTATCTTTGGATACAAGTGTGGGACATAATTATGTAGAAGATTCACAAGATCGTTGGGAGTTTTATCATAAGCGAGAGCAGAAGTTTCCATTTGGTATAGAGATGTTAGATAAGATTACAGATGGAGGAATATCACCAAAAACTTTGACAGTATTTCTTGGTGGAACTGGTGTAGGTAAAACATTAGTCAAGACACATTTGGCATCTCAATATATCAAACAAGGCTTTGATGTTTTATATATCACAATGGAAATGGCACAAGAGAAGATAGCAGAAAGAATAGATGCAAATCTTTTGGATACTGATATAGACCAGATACGATTTCTTCCTCGTGATTCATTCAATTCCAAGATTGAAAAGATGATGAACTCTACTAGAAATTTTGGAAGATTAATCATTAAAGAGTATCCAACATCGGGAGCTCATGTTGGTAATTTTCGTTCTTTGTTGAGAGAGTTAAAGATCAAGAAACGATTTGTACCACAGATTGTTATATTAGACTATCTAAATATTTGTGCTTCCAGCAGAGTTAAGTGGACAGCAAATATGAATACTTATGTTTATATTAAATCCATAGCAGAGGAGATTCGTGGATTTGCAGTCGAGTCAAAAGTTCCTGTTATCACAAGTTCCCAATTAAATCGTGAAGGATTCATGAGTTCGGATCCGGATCTTTCAAATATATCCGAGTCGTTTGGGTTACCTGCTACGGCAGACCTTATGTTAGCTGTTGTGGCAAAGGAGGATAATGGTGGTCAGTTGATGTTCAAACAACTCAAGAATCGTTATAGTGATCCGACAATTAACTCTAAATTCATGTTGGGAATGAATAAGAAACGAATGAGATTGGAGAGTATTTCACAATCTAAGCAACCATTATTAGCAGATGGTGGTTCGGATACAAAAAATGTATCAGATTCACCATTTTTGAAGCAACATAAGGATGTTAAAGTGGCTACTGCTGATTGGAAATATTAGCTAAATGTTTAATTATTATAAATATTAGAGGTATTTGATATAAATATAGATAGATATGACAGAGAAGAAACTTATAGAATTGTTTAAAGAATCAGCTGAGAGGCTGACTAAGAAGGCAAAGAATAATAGTACAGCCATTCACACAATGGGGGGCTATGGTGAAATAGAGCATGGGAGAATTTGTCCTTTTCGTTCTGTTCCTTTTGAAGATTGTCCCTTGTGTATAATAGATAGTTTAGATAAGCTATGATAAAATTTGGTACTTATTTATTTGAGGATAAGAATACTCATTTAGAACATCTTGAAGATGAGATAATTAATAACGGATTAACTGGTGCAAAGACAGCAGTTAGGTTTTTAAATTCGTTAAAAGATATGTTGAACGGAGTTGGTAAGGGTTCAACGAATGTTACAGTTAAATGGGATGGAGCTCCAGCAGTTTTTGCTGGACAGAATCCAGAGAACGGGAAGTTTTTTGTTGCAACAAAATCATTATTTAACAAGACACCTAAAATAAACTATACGAATGCTGATATAGCATCCAATCATGGTTCTGGTGGATTGTCAGATAAATTAAAAGTTGCATTAAAACATCTTCCTAAACTTGGAATGAAAGGTATATTCCAAGGTGATATCATGTTTACTAAAGAGGATCTTGTAGAAGAAGAAGTTGATGGTGTTGTAAGTGTTGTCTTTACACCTAATACAATTTCTTATGCAATTCCAGCTGATAGTAAACTAGCTAGTACAATTCGTAAAGCAAGTATTGGAGTTGTCTGGCATACATCATATAGTGGAAAAAC